AATTATACCATCTAGTGATTCTGTTGTTCTAGGATCATATGTTTGATCATTAGGCATATTGTAAAACCTCTTTTAGTTTATTGTATGCTTGTATTTATAAGTTATATATAAAAGAAAGTATGGAGAATAACATGAGCGACAAAAAACCATTAAAAATTCCAGTGATGGATAATCTGGATGACTTGACAGAGGATGAGCTAAAAAACTACTATGATTACTGGACACAAAAGCTGATCGAAAAACGTCGGGATCACAACACAGCAATAGAAAATTTTTCAAGGTTATCAACAGAATTAGCGAGGCGATACTACAATGCAGACTAAAAGCTACCATCTCAAAAAAGAAAATCTAAGCAAAATTTCAGATGAAGAACTTGATCTGGTTTTGAGAGCATGGCGATTTGAACGCGCTGTTATTCTCAAAGATTACAGCAAGGTAGGAGCCATTTTGACTTCTATCAGATTAGAAATTGAAAAAAGAAAGATAGAAGGTTGATACGGGAATTAAATTATGATAGTATTCGTAGTAGTAGATTCAGATACAGACGAACAAAAAAGTAACATTAATACTGGAACAAAAATATACACCAGAAAACATAATGCAGTCACACAAGCTGCCAAGCTAACTTGGCGCGATAGAAAATGTGTGGTGAAAGAGTATGAATTAGTATACACAGAAAACACCTATGATTGTGATGGTGAATTTGTTCACAGCTAGTAAGTGGGGGTTGCACCCCCTTAATTTTAATGCTATAATGGTTGTAGAAATTGAGAAAAAGCCTACACAGGAGATTAGATTTGTACGATTCACTTGTTGCCAATCTGACAGAGAAACAAAAGAAGCGTGTTGATATTGTATATAATATGGGGGAGGAAGTAGTTGATAAAAACGTAACTGATTTTCTTTACGCTAAACGCTTCGCGTGTAAGATACCTCATTATGGAAGCTCATACACTTTTCGCATTGAGAAAGATGAAGACATTAGAAAAGCAATGCGTAAAAACAGTTTCTTTTATGGCTACTGCAACTACAATAAAAAATTAGTTGTGCTCAACCTTGATCATGTGCTACTGTCAGCACCAGATGAGATAGTTGATACCATACTCCATGAATGCGCTCATGCCGTTGATCATCATTGGTTAGGTACATCAGGACACGGTAAAAATTGGAAGCGAGTATCACGCATGTTTGGCAACACACCTTTAAGAGCATCTAAAATAGGGTGTGAAGAATTACAAGCCAAACATAGAAAAGAAAGCAAATACAAGATTGTGTTCTTAGATGATAAGAATTTGAAGGCCACGGTGGTATCAGAATGTTCAAGAAAGTTGAAAGACCTTGGAAAGCGATCAATGAAATCTGATCCAAGGACATTTGGGAGACTGTGGATGGCGAAGGCAGAAGACTACGAAAGAATTGGATCAGACTTTAAGAGAATCGCAGAAGTAGTGTTTCGATAAAAATAGGAGTTACGCTGAATGGGTTGTTGCCATGCAATCCATTCTTTCTTTTAACCTAAACAAAAGGTAAAAATAATGGCTGATCAGCAACATGATAGTTTCACAAAAGCAATGTTCCAATTCAATACAGTCTTTGGTAAAGATTGGCAACGTCATATCCATCCTCAAGATCGTGATGAAATGTGTGGATACCTAATTCGTATGATTGGTGATACAAAGGACACACTATTCAACGTGTGGAATTCTACAACAAACCGACCTTCTGGTGTGGAAAAACTCAAGGGATGTGTAAAAACCTTGATCAAAACACAATCCAGTCGTAGTTATTTCGTGGAATGTCCTACGAGGGACTAAGGGTTTTATGGAAATTATAAAATATGGTCGCAAGAAAAGCGGCATCAAAAGACAGTTGCAAGAAAAAATCAACAATTGGATTGCATCAATTAATGATGAACATGTGCAAAAGCTGGTTCGTAAGAATACAATCGTCACTGGTGGTTCAATCGCATCTATGCTTTTGGGTGAACAGGTAAACGATTATGATGTCTATTTTCGTGACAAAGCTACAACACTGGCAGTTGCAGATTATTACGTCAAAGAGTTTAATCTCAACAATGAGTGTAAAGGTGGTGTCGAATACGAGCCGTTTGTAAAAGAAGAAACCCTTAAAAACATCAAAGGGGAACTTGAAGAACGGGTTGTTATCTGGATGCAATCGGCTGGTGTAGCGAGTGAAGATCAAGATGATTATCACTACTTTGAAGGTTTGCCAGAAGAAGAAACAGTCAAGTTTGCTGAATCACTCGCTAATGATGTGGCTGATAAAACAAAGCCTCGATATCGTCCTGTATTTCTGTCACAGAATGCCATTACGCTATCTGATAAGATGCAGCTTGTGACACGGTTCTATGGAGAACCCACTGAGATTCACGACAACTACGATTTCATTCATGCTATGAACTACTATGATCATGGAACGGAATCGCTTGTATTGAAGCCAGAGGCGCTAGAATGCCTACTCAGTCGAACACTGGTGTATGCAGGGTCACTATATCCTGTTGCAAGTGTATTTAGGACTAAGAAGTTTATTGAGCGGGGATGGCGCATTACAGCAGGACAACAGTTAAAGATGATGTGGCAAATCTCAGAATTGGACTTGAGTGACTTTTCGGTTATTCGTGAACAATTGACAGGGGTTGATATGGCCTATATGTGGCAATTGATTCAAGCTCTAAATGATGTAGAGCCAGAAAAAATAAATGCTACGTATGTATCAGCAATAATTGATAATATTTTTGACTGATTGATATGTTAGAAGGGGGGACAGTGTTTATTCTTCTGTCCCTTCAAAATTTCCCTGTAGTTTGATAATTGCGTTGAAGTGATCTTTACTGATGAAATTCTTCTGGTTTTCGTTTTGTATTCTCATCATTTCTTTTTCAAGCTCATGGCTTTTTTCGCGGGTCATATCAATCTTACGTTCAAGATCGTTGATAAGAGTCTTAATCAAATTGATTTCAACGGTAATAAAAGAACGAAGTTCTTTATTCTTAGTATCAATTGATGTATAAATTTCACCTATGCGTTTATCAAAGTGCGCTCTGAATTCTTTTAAATCTTCTCTAGTTTCCTTTGAGCTTTTTTCTTGTGTTGAAGAAATTGATTCAATCATTTCTTTGGTGGAATCTCTGAGTGCCTTTACCATTTTTTCAGCACCATCTTGTGTTTTAATAGATTGTGTGCGTGAATACCATATGGCAGGAGCCACAAGCATAGCACACATACCAAAAATTACAGATATAATTTGCCAAATTTCTAATTGTTCTGGATTCATAATTGATTACGTCTTTTGATTTTGTTATAATTTATCTAACTATTTATATGGAAAAAATGATGATTCAAACGAAATTGTACGTAGATGAAGCTTGGATGAAACGCTTGAGCCTTGGACTAAAGCGTTTCAAAAAAGTCAAGAATAATGTACATGTTTGTCGTTGTCCTTTCTGCGGTGACTCAAAAAAGAGTAGTACGATAACGCGATTTTATTTTTATGTAAGAAAGGGTAGCTTGAATGTTCAGTGTAAAAACTGCAACTACTCTCATTCATTCTTTGTTTTTGTTAAAGACTACTCACCACAACAGTTTGAAGAATACAAAAAAGAAACTTTATTGGATTCCTTTAAACCTAGAAATCATCATACAGAAGAACCCGTTAACACTATCTTAAAATCTTCTAATAACAAACCAGAATTCAGTAGGTCAATCAAACACTTAAAACACACCATTAACTGTGTGAATTTAAAAGAAAATCACCCTGCTACGGTTTATTTATACAACCGTGGATTTAAGTTAGCTCAAATAGAAAGATTATTGTATACGGATGATTTTAAAGCAGTTTGTATGCAATTAAACAAGGAATCATCGAAAAAACTAGTTGACAATGAACAGAGGATAGTGATACCTTTTTATGATGAGGAAGGCTCAATCAAGCTTATACAGGGCCGTTCACTTAAAGAATCAAAGATGAAGTACATCACGATTAAGCTTAGTAATGATGTTGATAAATTTTATGGATTGGAGTCTATAGACCAAAGCAAGACTACATACTGTGTAGAGGGGCCGTTGGATTCTCTGTTTGTCGATAACTGTATGGCAACCTGTGATGCTAACCTAACCCGATCCAATGCAGATGTATTGATATTTGATAACGAACCTAGAAATCCCGATATTGTGAAGTTGATCGGTGGGGCTATAGATCAAGGTAGGTCAGTGGTTATTTGGCCTAACTCACCAGATTCAAAACTTGATATAAATGATATGATACAATCTGGTGTTTCTCAAAAAATGCTAATGAGTGTAATTCGTAAATGTACCTATAAAGGTTTGATGGCAAAATTAGAATTCAATAAATGGAAAAAGGTATAAAATGGCATCGCCTTTAGAAGATGATAACGTAAAGTTAGAAATTTTGCGATATAAACAGGATGATTTAAAATTAGTCCAAATTAGCCAACTTACAGGGGTAGCAAAATCAACACTTCATGATTTTCTTATGAAGAAAACGTATACTAAGTGGTGGGCTGATTACGGGGAAAGACCTGTAGCGGCTGGTAGTATCAATGATCATCATGAAGACATTGAAGTTTTGGGGCAGGGTACATATATTGCTATTTCTGCTCAGAACAACACATTTGTACACAACAAGTTTGTAGACAGTCTTGAAGTTTTGGCTGAACAGAAAAATGCCAAAATTCTTTGTGGTACTTTCACATACAATAAAAGTGGGTTTCTTAATCTTCAAAAAGGAAGTGACGATGAAGAAATATGGTACGATCCACGGATCAAGTCATACATCCTAGACAAGCCTGTGATGATCTGTGACGAGCTTCAATGGTGTGGGGAACTCAACGTACTGCCTACAGCAGTGAACCCTCTTAGTGGCCTTCACAGCTACACTAGAAGCGCATCTGCTATTGTACCACATGCCAAAATGCAGCTTGAGTCGATCCCAACTCATAAATCACTTCCTGCAAAAATGATGTACACCACTGGCTCTGTTACCAAGCGCAACTATATCCAGAAAAAAGCTGGTCAGAAAGCTGAATTTCATCATGTGTTTGGTGCGTTACTTATTGAAGTTGATCAAGATGGTGATGCTTTTGTTCGTCAGTTGGTTGCAGAAAAAGACACGGGTTGTTTTTATGACTTAAATCAATACTACACACCGAATGGTGTTTATCATTCTGACTATGTTGAGGCTATCAATTGGGGTGATTTGCACTCTGAGAAGAAAGACCATAGAGTATACGATGTTTCATTTGGTAGAGAAGACAGCATTATTGATATTTTAAGACCAAAATATCAGTTTGGCAATGATGTATTGGATTTTACTAGCAGAAACCATCATAACATTGGTGATCCATATTTCAGGTTCAAAAAACATCTACGAGGCAACGATTCTGTAAAAGATAACATTTTTGATGTGATTGATACCTTGCAAATGATGGAAAGAGATTTTTGCCAGACTGTAATTGTTGAATCAAACCATGATCTTGCACTTGAGAAGTGGTTGAAGAATTCAGATTACAAAACTGATCCTGAAAATGCGATCTTCTTTCTTGAATGTCAGTTGAAGAAATACAGAACAATTGAGCGTGGGGAAGACGATTTCTCAATCTTTGAATGGGCTGTGAAGTGGAATTGTAAAGAGTTATCACACCTCAGATTTCTTAAAACAGACGAATCATTCCGTATATGTGACGAAGATGGGAATGGTATTGAGTGTGGTCAACACGGCCATAACGGTGCTAATGGTAGTCGAGGTGGTGTAGGTGTTTTTCAGAGAATGGGTAGTCGATATAACGTTGGTCATACTCATACAGCCATGATTAAAGATGGTGTTTATTATGCAGGGGTTAGTGGTTCATTGGATATGGAATATAATATTGGTGGTAGCTCATGGAGCAATTCACATATCGTAACATACCCAAATGGCAAACGATGTATCATAACAATTAAAAACGGAAAATGGCGGGTAGGTGTATGAGTAAAAAAGTAGATCAGTCAATACTAGTAGGTTCTTCAAATACTGTAGAGCATAGAGCATATCCAGCAGGGGTAATCCATAATTTCTATATCTATGGAAGCGTGAGTGAGGATATTAATGATTATATTGATATGATCACTATCATGGATTTGGCAGAGGAAACAGATGTAATTAATATGTACATCAACACTCCGGGTGGATCATTAGAAACAACTATATCTATAGTCCATGCAATGTTACGCTCCCCCGCACATATTGTGTGTCATGCAGATGGTCAGGTTGCATCAGCGGGTACGTTGATTTTCTTTGCAGGAAAATCGTTTGTAGTGTATCCTTTTGCTCATGCGATGTTCCATGATGCATCAACTATTATTGGTGGAAAAGTCAGTGAAAACTTGAAAGCAGCGGAAGCAACCAGTATACTGATTAAAAAGATTTGTATGGAACTCTATAGACCATATTTCACCAAAAAGGAAGTAAAAAGCATTCTGGCTGGTGGTGATGTGTATCTTAGCTCAGAAGAACTACATGATAGGGTTGTTGCTGGTGTTGAAATTATCCAGAGTGAAATTGACGAAGAAAATGAATAGATTGGCATAATAGAAAGAATGCCTATGTATAGATTTGCACTTTTTCTATACATAGGTTATGCTATATGTACAGGAAACAGGAGAATGTATACATATGACTAATGAAGCAGCTAATTACATAGCATCCATCGACATCTTAGTATTTGTTGGTGGGGGTTTGTTTCTCGTAACTTACGCAATCGGTGATGTACTGATTCGAAACTGGTGGAATAAAAGGAAAATTAAGTGAAAGTATCTTTCATCAATGCCAATGGCATTGAGTACATGGCTCAGTACGACAAAGAAAATGTTCTATTCTCAAGACAAGGGGATCATGAGTCAAAAAAGATGGTCATCGTAGAACTTCATTATGGGGTAATCACAAGCGCTAAGGTAATCCAAAATAAAAATATTATTAACTTGCCTACAGAAACTAGTGTAAAAATCAATGCAGACCCACATGATATTGTGAGACATTACGCACCTATCAGCGAGACAACTACTATATGAAAGATGAAATGATAATCAAACCTGAAATGATAAAGTTTCAAGAATTTGATGATCCAGAAACACACCACATTGATTATGAGTCGATAGTGCAATTTCCTAAATGCACAACAAGGATTTGTAAATCAGCACTTTCTCAATATGGTGATAAAATCGAGTACCTAAATCACATCAGACAACATCATTTAGAAAATCATGATCATGTTGTATATGGACAGTTTAGAAAAGAAATGAAAATAACAATGACGAAGTTCATGGATGAAATATTAAACTATGATACGGGTAATAGTTGGCGAAGCACTGTTGACATTCCCAAAACTGATATACATACATTAAGAGTAAAGCTACAAGAAATTATAATAGGATTGGATTAAAATACAATGCCAGAATATACTTACAAGTGTAGAAATTGTTCTAAGACAAAAACAGAAGTGTTGCCCATGGAAACAAGGGAAAAACCTTGTGCTTTCCCTTGTGATGCGTGTGGTCGATTCTCTTTGTACATACAGATTCAACCAACGAAGATGAGTTATCAAGGCGCTATGAGAACCGATGGTAGCTTTAATGACAGGTTGAAAGAGATTAAAAAAACACTTCCAGAGGGCAGTGACGCACAAAATAATATCAATGAACAAATTAGGTAACTTATGAACTTAGATTGGGAATCTTTTTCAACGCCAACTTTATCAAAAACGATGTTGTTTAAACGTGAAATATTTAACACTATCATTCAAATGGTATGGAGTGCCTATAAAAAAACAGGTGATGAAAAAGAATTCTCTGCTATTTTTCTGGCTATGCTTGAAGATCACCCTGAAATGAAAGATTTATTTGATACTTATTACGAGGAACATTACGGCGAAGGTGTGTGGCCTGACAAAAAAATCATTTTAAGATTCCTAACCAAATTGACAATATTATACGAGAGTCTTGAAATACAAACTGAAAACGTCTAAATAAGGTTATTGAGAATCAACATGGGAGCAGAAATGCGAACCATTTGTAAAGTTTCAAGCCCACAAGATGATTCATAAGCCCAATACGCTTTAATAGGTGTATTGGGTTTTTTTGTTATGGCTGTTTAAAAAACAATCAAAATTAAGGTGTTAATAACAATGGCTAAGAAGCAAAGCAAACTAAAGATCGTAGAAGGTAGTTCACCAGACACGCATAAGTCGTATGCTGGAAAAAAACTAACTCAACATGATCTTGAATCATTCCCCAATCCAACATACCCACAAAAACAGTATATAGACAGTCATTACCGTGATACATCTGTTATACTACAAATCGGGTCAGCGGGAACGGGTAAAACCGCTATTGCTATGTATTGCTCTCTTTCAGATGTTTTTGACAACTCAACTCCATATGACAAAATTGCTATTTTTAGAAGTGCGGTACAGGGTAGAGATGTAGGATTCATGCCGGGGGATAATAACGAAAAGAACGAATCATATGAAGGTCCATATGAATCATTGTGTGATGAGCTTATGAAGTTCAAGACGAATAACTATGACAATCTAAAAGCATCCGGTTATATTGAATTCCACAACACATCATTCTTGCGTGGTATGACATTCAATGATACGATTCTGATCGTTGATGAGTGTCAGAACATGACTTATCAGGAATTGTCTACGATTATTACACGGGTAGGTGTACGCTCTAAGATCATTTTTTGCGGTGATGTCAGGGGTAAACAATTAGACTTATATAAGCGTAATGACGTATCAGGGCTTGATGAATTTTTGAATGTGGTTAATAGAATGCCTTCAACTTCAATTGACATTGTAACATATACACCAAGCGATATTGTTAGATCAGGAATTGTAAAAGAGTTTCTACTAGCAGAGGAAGAATTAGAAGGGTAAAAAGAAAGGGGCATAATTGCCCCTTTCCTCTTTCTGTACCAATGTATTCACATTCAATAGAATTTATAAAGAATGTTCTTATATTGGTACAATTTGTCTTAGATTGTACGCCATACTGTCCAAACATTAGTTTCGTCATATGAACGAACAGCGATACTAGATGAACCCCCGCTTGAATTATCAATAACAATTTGTGTCCTTCCCAACATAAGTAGTGTACCATATACAGAGAATGTAGTTGGTGCGTTTGTTGGTTTTGATCCAGACCACGTATCCATCAAAAACCCTATTGTAATTGTGTTAAGGTCTGTGGTAGAATCTAGACTCTGACGAGTGCTATTTGTTGATACACCGGAATTAACGACACCATTGACCAAACCAATCAATTGTGTCACATCATAATTCTGTGTGTCATCATAATTTGAAAGTGTGTCGAATCTTGCTTTGGACATTATTAACTCCGAATAAAATTATAGTATAATTCTATTTATAAAGGTATAGTATGCGAATATCAGAAATCTTAAATAAGCTACAATCCACAACAAAACGAAATGAAAAAACCGCTATTCTTGAATCACTTAAAGGTGGTCCTGATGAAGACCTATTTAAACGTGTGGCTTGGTTAACATATGAACCAACGGTTAACTTTTGGGTCAAGGATGTAGACTTTTCAGAACAGAAAGAAGTAAACAATTTATTTGAGCAACTAGATATTGAAGTTTGTCTTGAAAAATCTCTTGACGTTCTACAAAATAATATTGCAGAGCGTGTCGTAACAGGAAATGCAGCGCATGATTTAATTATCAAAACGTATCATGGTTTACCAGATGAGGAAAAGGGAACATTCAAATCGGTTATCCATCGTGATCTTAAAGTAGGTGTATCTAAAAAGACTCTCAATAAGGTGTGGCCTGATTTGATCTATGATCATCCCTATATGCGGGCATCATCATTTAGTGTAAAGAATTTGAAGCGTATAGTATTTCCTTGCTTTTCACAAACAAAGGAAGATGGGGAATACGAAGATATTATCATAAACGATCAAATTGATATTCGCAGTCGTAGTGGTGCAAAAAATAATCATCATGCGTCCACTGGTCTGCTATGGGCACTAAGAAATAATATTAATATAGATATTACCCTACAGGGTGAGGTTTTAGTATTTGAAGATGCAACACGCCAGAAAATTATGCCTCGCCAGAAAGGTAACGGGTATCTGAATTCTAATGATGTTGATCCAGAACGTCTACTTCATGTGTTTTGGGATGCGGTGCCATATAAGGACTTTAAAGAGGGTGTTTGTAAGACCCCCTACACTGAGCGCTTTGATATGCTTAAACGCATTGTGGGTGCTCTCAGACAAGACACAGACCAAGTTAATATCATTGATAGTCGTATCGTCAACAGTGTTGATGAAATTATTGACCATTTCAAGAAAAATGTAGAGGCTGGTAAGGAAGGTGTATTGGTTAAGAACACCGATATGCAATGGAAAGATGGTGATAGCAAAGATCAGGTAAAAGTCAAGGTAGAATTTGAATGTGAACTCAAGATCGTAGGCTTTAATCAAGGTAAGATTCTAGGCGAATGGGCAGACATTGTAGGGTCTATCATAAGTGAAAGTGTGGAGGGTAAGTTATTAACTAATGTAGGGACTGGAATAACCGATGAACTCAGGGAAGAAATGTACAGAAACCAATCTTCTTATATAGGGAGTATAATCACTGTAAGGTCCAATGATGTAATCGCAAACGAATTGAAGCCAGACAAAATGAGTTTGTTTTTAGCCAGATTGATTAAATTCAGACCAGATAAAACAGAAGCGGATACATATGATCGCATCATTGAACAAAAAGAAGCATTCATTTACACACTAAAAGCAATAGAGGATTAATTTTATGGCACAAGCAACAATTATTTTTGAAGACAGCGAGGAAGGCACTCGCATTGGTATGGATGTACCAGATATTGACGAACAACAGGAAATGACCCCTGCGCTTTTTAATGCAGCATTGATCAGCTTTATTATTGAGAAGAATTATCATCTACAATTTAAGGAAGAATTTATTAAACTTTACGAGGAAGAAATGAAGAATGAAGAAAGCGGGGAATAACCCCGCTATTTACTTTATCTACGCATACGATTGATCATTTCACGCCGATCATTATCGCGTATCGTATCGTCAAGGTTTGAGGTATTACCAACTGGTGTAACCTGTGTGTTGTTATTGTTAACTGTAGTATTTCCGTTACCAGTAACTACCGCAGAACTAGCACCAGAGTTATTATCAGCCCTTGACGAGCTTTCTTCAAAATTATTAACTGCATTGGTCATTGTTGCGGAGGATGAATTGCCACCAAAGGACATATCATCACTTTTAAATCCTTGACTTTGGTCCCCATCACCTGTTGCTTTAGCATCTTCATCGCCACCAATTTCTGTGTGCAACCAGTCATCAACGTTATCAAACGTTTCCCCCACTTTACTAAACGCATCTGATACCATATCAGGGATGATGTCAATAAGATTTTGCATAAACTCTATTGACTTTTCCTTAATCATGGTAATGGTATCACCAATATCAAATCCTTCAATGAATTGTTTAACATTATCAAACAAACCAAATACCCAATCAAAGAAACCATCAACCAATTTTTTTGTTTTCTTTGCAATAGTTTCTGTAATGTTTTCGGAGTTAATTAGATCAACTCCAAACCACTCAAGAACAGTATCGAATAATTTAATGATGTTCCCCCATATACTAGCAAAGCCTGCTATAATTCTATCTTTAATGTTTAGATCAGCTTCATCCATATCCAGTATATCACCAGCATTAAAAAACCCATCAATAAAGTCATAGATCGCCATTATTACAGCGCCAATAATCGAACCCTTCATACCAATTTTAAGAAGACTTAAGCCAACCCTACCAATACTACTCAAAAATCCAAAGACCGCAGTGATTCCAGTCATAATCCCACCAGTAATTAAACCTGCCAGCCCCGCAAGAATACCAAAGAATCCACCATCCTCGCCATCTTCACCACTAACCAAACCACCGATATCACCATCACCCTCTCTTTGTTGCTCGATATCAGAAAATTCGGACCGTTCTCTTTGTAGTCTTTGTTCATCTGCTAGGCGTTCTTCGGCTTGCACCAATTCATTCAAGTTGTTATTGGTTTCCTGTGATTCCTGCACTAGTGCGGTATCTTCCCCACCCCATAACATTCTGAGTTTGATTAGCTCATTCTCGATACGCTCAAGTATCTGATCATACTCTGTGATCTGATTAGCTTGTTGATCATTGATTTCAGACTCCATTTCCAATTCTTCTTTTCTGCCTAGTACATATTCCTTTTGTTCTTCGAGAATCTGAGCCTGACGCCTTTTAAGTTCCTTATCAGCTTGTCCTTTACTTTTGACAGAACCGCCTATGTCCTTTAGAATTTTAGCTGAATAACCTAAAAGTGGATTGGATGTCATTATAGCAGAAATAAATGTTTCGGCGCTTGGTAGGTTTTTTGCTAATCCCCCAATACCACCACTACCGCCGCCCATTTCCTGCTTTACAATTTCCTGTTCATCTTCAAGCTGATCAATCACATTAGAGAAACGACCAACCATCCCCGCCTGCTTACCACTACCGGACACATTAACCTTACCAACACGAACATCTTTCCTAACTTGACGTAGCTCGCCTAATGAACGTTTCATCATTTTAGTATTACCACTCGCCTGAGCAATAATAGCTTCATTCATCATTTCTTCCATGAGAGATACCAATTCCTCATCAGAAATATTTGAATCTCTCATCTTAAGAGAACGTTTCATTTTTTTCATACTTGATAGTGTGTTGACAGCAGCCATGTGCAAAGCCTCGTTATTTCTTATTAATTTTTTCTTCTATTTTTTTCATTTTGTTTTGCATCATTGTCAAATAAATCTCTCTTTCATATGGCAACATACTTTCAAGATCATCAAGCGTGAATCTGTTGGTTATATTTACTTTACTACTGGTTGCATAAAACAATGCGCTAAAGTTAGAAGTATAATAACTCTCAACAGATTCATGGCAAAGCATTAAGTAAAAAAACCTTCCAACCCCTGAATCTTAACTGTTTCTGTTTCGTCAAGATGCTTCTTATACACTTGCGTTTCGTAAAAGATTTTAGGCATTTTCTCAAAGAATTCTTTTATCTCCAACATAGGAATAGCTTCGATGTCATCAATAAATTCATCCATTTCTTCTTTTGTTTGATCTTTTGGGTCATATACTTCATTTTCATCAAAGATCACTTCAATACAACGGGACAATAAATCAGAATCTTCCGTTGAACCTTCAAGCTCTTTAATATCACGCAATGTAGGGTAGCGAAGCTTGATTCCAATGTTATTAGCTTTATCAACAATGATACTTCGGGCTTTCTTAACGAATTCACCCTGTACCTGAATATCTTTAATGTTAACACTCACTGTAACAAAATCAGTTTTCTTTACACCATTTTCATCATCGTAATTGTATCTGAATTTAACAGGGATAATTTCACCAACACTTTTTTCTCTAATACGAATAAAGATGTCTTCAATATCGAACATGGGTAAATCGTATACTTCAATATTATCCATAATACAATTAGAAAGAATCTGTGTAATAGCATCCAGCATTCTAGTCTTATCGTCTTTGCCTTCCTCTTTAGCGAGTAGCAAAATTTTCTGCTCAGCATTGGTATAGGGTCTGAAACTTACAGTTTTGTCGATTCCTTTCAGTTTATGTGTATAAGCTGAATGTTTAATTTTTGGTAAAGCCATATTAACCTAACCTTCCTATTGTTCCGTCGATTAATTCAAAAACTTTTGCTTTTTGGTCACTTGAAACAAAATCATTCAAAGCGGTTTGTGCTTTGATGCCATTTAATAGACCAACGCTTTTTCCAGTAGATTGTCCTGTTGTGTTTCTAACAATATCATCCACCTGATTGTATATATTCACGGCTTCACCCTCAAAATTAAGTCCTGTTTGCTGTTCTACGAAGCCTAGCGCCTTCTGTACGGCTGGATTACCCAATATAGGTGTAACCAGTGGCCCTAATGGTGTTTCAGACAAGGCGGCAACGCCAGATGGTTGTGTGACATCACTGTTTTGCCATGTACGGTATATAAACGTTACTGTCACCCTATGAAAATTATCCCCATCCTGATTTGATAAAGGCATGGATGAAATTTCACTAGGGAAAGCATCTTTCAATAATACCTTGTGTGTTGTCCTATCCTGTTCGTTAAGTTGTTGAATCTCGATACTAGGTGATACAAACTCATCAAAATACCCTACATCATGGGTAAGAGGATCAACTATTAGGTTTTGCCATTCGTCAAGAATATTTTTTTCAAGGAAATCCCTTGACACCACAAACGTAATATCTATTGGTGCGTAAGTAATTCCATATGGCAAATTAATATAGTCTGAGTTATACTTAGTCTCTGACATTGATAATGATTTGCCGGGAAATTCCGCACTATCACACATGATGTCAAGACCACGTACAACCTCTACACCGGAGCCTAAATATGCTTTAACAAGATCAACACCAAATTCACCAATAATAGGCTTTAGAAAATTACCACCATCCTGATCTTCCCCCTTCTTTTCATTAAGCAGGGCTTGAAGTGTTTCAGGTAATGTGATGATTACATTGAATCGGTTAGTTCTGGCTAACCCGTATTTTGTTACGTGTTTTACTGATTGTAATAAAGTCGCCATCGCTACCGCCTTATAAATAAATTATACTACTATTTATGAACAATATAGAGTAACCCATAATGGCAGAGAATAAAGACTACAAAAATACTACTGGTACTGAGTTAAAAATACTTCAAGACCTTGAAAAATCTTACTTTGAAAGTCAAGGCCCAAAATCCAGACGTAATATTAAAAAAAGTATGGATTGGTTCAGAAAACGTATTACAAAAAACTTTAGTAATGTTCGTACCGCTCGTATTTTTCGTGATCAAAGCATGTTTAAAAATGGAATGACATTGGGTAAGATGTATTTCTATGAATATGATGCACTTCACAAAGATACCTTACCGCTATGGGATAGATACCCTCTTGTGATCCCGTTTGATGCCTATAGATCAAAGGAAGGGAAAGAGATAGTGCTAGGGCTTAACTTTCACTACTTACCCCCTATACTACGTATGGCAGCGTTCAGGGCGCTATTGAAATATAAGAGTAGGGACAGGTTTGTTAAATCAACAAAATTGGATTTCTCATGGACAATAATTAAAGCACTTTCTCAAAGTAAATACTTTGAACATGCTGTTCATGCTTATAGAATGGATCATGTTAGATCGAAGTTTGTAGAGATTCCATCCCAATCATGGGAATTGATTTTATTCTTACCGCTACAGAGATTCCAGAAAGGATCAAAAACGCAAGCTTGGAAGGTATAAAAAAAGGGGCCGTAGCCCCTTCTCTTTCAAAATAATGTATTAGAATCTGGTTTCTTCTTAGGGCGTCCACGTTTTTTCTTTGGTGTGGCGTCTTTAGAAGCAGTAGTTTTGGGTTTAACTGGTTTTTCTACTGCCTCTACCTTGTCTTTGATTTCTTTTTCTTTTTGTTCCTTGATTCGTTCCTTTACCTTGACATCAGAATAGTCCACTTCATTTTCATTTACTTCATCATCATTAACAACAGGGTATTTTTCTAATGAGTCGATGGAATCAATGCCATCAATATGTTTATGTGCGCGTTCAATAGCTCGATCCACATCAGTATCTTTCATGTTAAGTTTAGGAACACCGAAAGCTGTTAATACTCGACCAGTGCTATACTCAGCCAACATATAACAACTCATCAATGAATTATGTGATCTGGTCAGAGCGAAGGTATAACCATTACGTTTGATTACCGTGATTATACCAACTTCTGCGTAGGCTGTATTTTTTGGTTGTTTGGTGTTAGTGGATGCTGTAACTTTCATTATGATTTCCTATTAGCTTAGAAGCAAACCTTCACCAGCGGCTTCAACAGCAAGATTAATCGCCTCACTCTTTGCCCCTTTGAGTGTAGGGACTCTTAATTCCTTGTCCATTTCCCCGTATGGACCGTACTTGACAAAGGCTGTGTAACCAATTCCATCCTTTATCACACCGATATGGTTCATAGAGCAATTGAAGTCTCCCTTGAACCCATCAATATACCATTCAGAGCGCGAATCTTCCTTTTCCCAACTGGCTTCTGTATACAGGAACTTGACAATATCAGCAACACCAGATTTTGAAATAACCTCACCGTTATCTATCTTAGTGCTTTCATCGTATTCAATTTCAAGTTCTTCTCTAGCAGATTCAATAGAAGATTTTGAAATGGCAAGTGCCAGTTCGTTGTTGGTGTATTCAGCTTCGCAGATAAGTTCGTCATTGGATAGGTTTGAGTATTGAATGTTTAGCATTATCTAATCTCCTAATTTAATTAACTTCTCTCTCACTCACCACACAAACATTATAGCATAATGAGTGTTTATGTATCTACCTGCATTCAAAAATATATTTGTATTTGGTGTATATTTTCTTTTCGAGAGCGTTTAAAGATTCAATACCAAATTTGTTTGCTCTTGTAACAAGTTCTGGTCCTTTCAACATAATCGAATTAAAAGGAATAGTCATCATAATTTAATCTCCTAGAAACGAAAACCCCTCACTACAAGGATATTATCTCATACTGAGGGGCTGACATCAATAAATATTTAAATCTTTCGCAAGATTATCAAATCTTTCTCTTTCATCAATACTACACTGACATTTTGGATCAAAGTCTGTTTTAATTCTATATCCTTGCCATTCACCACCAAAATAATACCACACTTTTGTTCCACAAGGTAGATCAGGGTGATGACAAGCACCACCCTTACGATCAGACATTAAAATTCTATTGCGAAAAATTCTGTTGTATAGGAATTTCCCAAAGTGTTTAATCACTTATCCAATTCTTCATAATCCCAACACGCATTATTACTAATCAATTGGCGATATTGAACCCATCCTTTGAAATTTGCAGACCAAAGACAACCATGCCGATCACAATGCGTTACTCCATCTTCCCATTCTTGACCTTGTTTATCATATACAGCCAGTTTCATTGGTTTAGCTGCGTGTTCAAAAGGGCTGGCATGAACAGGGGTTGCTTCAACCAATCTATCATACACTCTACAGGCTTTCTCGATACTCTCATCAGCCTTTCTAAACGAAGCCTGAGCAGCACATGATGCGCTAACTTTAAGGGCGTCAGAGAGTGTTACATCGTGTCTGTCATACTCAATTCCATTATTGGTGTAGTGTGCGCTCCATACACCTTTAGAATAAAATGGAGTGTGCCATTCTGATTCGTGTAATTCGTTTGGTGTTGATTGGTTTTGAAGGTCCAGCATCATACCTGCCAACAAGTTAATTTCAGGTTGTGCGTCTGAATGATCACGCAACCAATACCAGTTATCAAACTCAGTAGCAGTTACAACAGTTCGCATCATCTGATATGGTTCAAGCAAACGATTTACAATTTGCTTATGGTATCCAGCATCAGCAAACCCCTTTGCCACAGACACAGCAAGATTCTTTGCTTCTACCCATGCATCTTTCTTTGAAAGGCTATACCCAAAGCCATCCAGAAGCCATTCCAGATCAACACGAACCATATCATCATGTTCTTCCTGAGCCTGCATACCGGGTTGATTCTTACCCCAATGTACAGGCATTGCAGGGCGTTCGTTGATGTGTTGAATCATCTTATCAACAGGTATGGCGCGTGAAGACATTGCATTGCGAGAAAAAAGCCTATGCGTCATCAATTCCCCATGTATGAATCTAGGATATGTCAACACATAAGTAGTAATTCTGTTATCTGAGTGATTAACAGAATCAGCTACAAGCTCAACTTCATAACCATGTTCTTCATTAAATTTCTTAATAGTCATTCGTGTTTACCTCAATATCTTTTTTGTTGTTCATGCACCATTTCCTCAAAATATTTTTGTTCATTCACCAGAAAAATCAAACCAGAAAGATCAACTTCCTCTACATTCACAATTTCATATTCATCTGCATTTTTTTCAATAGATTCTATTGATCCTGTCTGGTATAGGCTACCATCCTCAATTTGACCATAGAGATACATTCCTATATCAGACCCATCTTTAATTCCATCCAAAGCTATTGAATTAAACTTACATCCAAGCTCACCAAACAAATCAATAATGAATTTGTTTTCTAGTTGGGTTTCGCCTGATTTGATAGCAATCGCGTAAGTTTCATGAATTTCCTGTAGTTTATTTTCCGGGTCTACTGTAATTGTCATTACGTTTTTATCGAGATTAATATAATTTCCATTAAAAGTGTACATCACTGAATCACTATCACGCATTTTGTATATGATAGTTCCATCATCCAAAACAACTTCTCTTGCCTGAATAGGTAATAGGTACGTTTTCATGATTTTCTCACATAGTCATGTTTTTAATTTTAGTCTTTAGCTGATCAAAGCCACCAACGTACTCAGTGAATCCGTCATTAGACATAAAAATTTGTGGTACAGTCTTCACAGGAGAACCCACCATTTCGGTAAGTTGCTCTACTGTGACCTCTACATTAACTGTTTTGTAGCTGTAAGGCAAGCCTTTATCCTCACAAAGTTTTTTTGCTTTTGCACAGAATGAACAGTTTGGAGTTCCGTAAATAATTACCATTTAAACCTCTTTATATTTTGTGATAGTTGCTTTATAAGGTTCTACTTCAACACAATCAACCCCATCATCTTCATATTCAAATGGAGATTCGTCTTGAATCTCGGTTGATCCTTGGCTATATGTAGTCTGATAAAGCTTACCTTCAAAGTTAAATACAAGGTAGTGAATTTCTGACCAACGTGTAGTTTCGATGATATTATCAGCCACCACAAAAACATCTTCCACTTCCTCATTACCATACAGTACGTGTTCTTGTAAAAACTCTTTTGTAAACTTCATTTCACTTCCTTTACCAGTAGTCGATATCAGTTACATCTAATTTTACCTCACATACTAAACACTTCACCACTACAACAATTCCAATTCCAGAAGAATTTTCAAAAGAATAAGATATTGAATTCGCCTTTTCTTTTGATCCGTGTATCGGATGAATATGTTCAATTTTGAATTTATCAGCTTGCATCTTTTCTTTTGGTGATAGATAAAATGTATTATTGACAAGTATCTTACAAGGTAATGATTTTTGATGCAGGCTTTTCACCATTTCGATTCACCCTATTTTCTAGTAGACTTCGTTCTTTGGCAACATCACGAAAAATAGCTTGATCACCATCAAACTTATGCGGAAATCGCTTATACAGTTTGTCTATGTTGATAGCACCAGTCTGTTCAAAGTCTGTATTGAGTGTACGTAGCAACAAAGCCTGATACCACATCAAATCCCCTGTTTCCTCTACCAGATTCACCACATCAATTTCTTTTCCTGATAGGCGATCATACAAAGCTTCCAGTAGCTCTACAGCTTCGGTAGCGATACCAACCACTGCATGAATAATATCCGCTTCATATTGTGGTAGAGAGATAGTTTCCTTTTTGATTTCATTAACCGGATCAATCCATGAAAAAGGTTTTTTGTAATAGATATGCTTTTTCAAATCATCAAGCGGGTTTCCAACTTTGATCATTTCAGAAATTACATATCGCAGGGTTTCCAGCACCGAGTCATTAACATCAAGTCCATTTGGAAATTTTGGTGCTGTGCGTTCTGATTCTTCTAGGTACGTCTTTATGTCCATTCTAATCTTTCCTATTTTAGTTTGTTTAAGAGTTCTTCTAGATTAAGCCTATCAAACTTACATTGTTCTAAAGACTGATTCTTCGTATAAGACTCAACATCCTCAGAAAATTTTTCGATAAAATCCATGGCCGCAGTCAGTGCAACTCTCAAATTTTCTGCATTCTCCATCAGTGTAGCCACTTTGTCAATCACTGATTGTGGTTGAACAATCTTATCAAGGCCATACCCTGCTTGGATGTTAAAAGACCACCGATTAACACCGTCTGGATCAAGCTCATAAATTGTATTCCCAACACGTTCAATATCCATTCTATATTTCCTCTTTATCTAATATACAATTACACCAATGGATTCTAAATAATCCATGAGTTTGATTTCTTGATCTTGAAGCACTCTGAGGGTAGCAGTGTAGACTTCCTCACCAACATAACAACCACTAAGATCAAGCGCGCACTCTCCCGATCCATCTCGGAACCTAGAAATATAACACATATATTCCTTATCAAAATGACCTTCGATTCCACCGCCATCAATTTTTTTATCTTTGTCAAGGAATAATTCGACTGTTTTTATATTATTGCGAACCTTAGTTAAGATTGATTCGGCTTTTTTTGCATTTTCCAGATCAGAGAGTTTCATAATTTACCTTCCTCAATTCGATATTCAATTTGTGTGGCATCACTCAGAAAAGAAACAAATCCTTGTCGATAGAATGTTCTCATCGCACGTTTTATATCACCAAACAACAACATACCCACCCCACGATGTTTGATTAAGTCTGTTATATCTTCATAATAACCAATGAAGAACGTATCTTGTTTATCTATAGTACGCTGAATATATTTAACGGTCATAGGTATCCCCACTCTATTTTCATCAAGTCAATAAATTCAAATTTTTCATCATTCAGGATCGTCAAGTAAAAGATTACGGGTTTTATCATCCAATTCTATGAAATGTTTTTGGTGGAATTCTTCATCCCATGAATCAGAAAATCTACCAGTATTGAGATGCAACCATACATAGCGCTTCATTTGATCACCAATTTAGTAGATATTTGTTGTTCTACATCATATACACGAACATTTGAATATTCAATCTTTACTTCAACAAGTTCGTATTGTGGAAACATTTTTGTATAATTTGCAATATGTTGGGGTTGGTCAAAGTCCCATGTTGTAGCTTCAAATGGGTGAATTAGTTCCGATGGAAATCCACCCTCCCCGATCCTTACATATCCACCCGTTACTTTTGATGCTAAAACAAACATTGTTTTTTGAACGGTCATCTTCACACACTCCCGTTTTCAAATTTCTGATCAATTTTGGTCAATTCGTAAATAGCATCTTCAAGCCCTAGATTCACAAACCCGTTTGCATTTTCATACCGAATGAATACACGCTTAATTCCAGCGGATTTTAGAAAAGCAACAAGTGAGGGAATGAAGTTGTAATTACGAGACTCATTTCTCAGTGCGTCATATTTCTTAGAGACTTTACGAAGTAGTTTCAAAGCTTTTTCGGATTTGTGTAGATTGAAGTTATTGATGTCGTGCAAGACTGGCTCAAAGCCATACGCACTTCTATAATCATCGCCAGTGGTGTTGTACTGAGCGTTGAATGCAACAGCGCCAGAAATGGATTCAAATAGGCTATAGGGAAGATCATTGGATTTTACAGAGTCAAGATCATCTTTGGTGGTGAGATGGATGCGAGTATTGATGTGGTTATAACCGTGAGAAGAACCAACAAAAACAACAGCGTAGTTAACTTCTTTATTAACGTTCATAATATAGTTCCTTTCATCAAAGTAAAAATCAATTCAACATAAACAGTCTATCATAGTTATTTGATGGTGTCTAACTTATTCAGCGCATTTAACACTCGCTTGCTACATCCTGATTTCTTCATTTCAAAGACGCCAGATTTTATTGCGCTCAAGGCTCCTACACCTCCACCATCAGTTCCCCAAATGCTACCAGCACTTGTGGTAGGGACCAAACCTAAAATGCTGTAGTATTCACTGTCAGCTATTACAAAGGATTCTTTGGTACAGTCAAAGCTTTTGCGAATAATGAAAATGGAACCGCGTGTTTCATATGTCCAGCCAAGGCGATTACAGGTTGATTTGATTTCGAGGGCGATTTCTTTTGAAGTGGGTTTGGTCATGATCTAATCTCCTAGTTAATTGGTGTCAACACAATTTCGAAGAATTCGACTTCAACAAAAAACATTTCGCCA